CTAGGTTTACAAGTTTACACTTTTTTTTAGAATATATTTTTTTGACTAGGTGAAAATTTATTTTTTTTCATTTTTGTCAAAAAGTGTTCAAAGTGTTCACTTATTGCGATTGGAGCCAATGGAGCGCTATTTTGGTTTACACTTTAGTGTACACTTAGTGTAAACTAGTGTACACCTTCTTTCCGTGCTTTTCGAACCCAATGTGAAACTCGATTGTATTCTAAATCTAGCTCTTTTGCTATTTCAGAAGTCCTCATATTTTCCTCTACCATTCGTTCTATTTGCCTAACAATTTTTATAGACAAACCGCTTACTCTTCTGTGGTCCGTAAGTTTTAGAATTTCGCACAAATGGTGGTATTTTACACCAGTCATTTCCATGATTTTTTTATACGGCAAACCTTTTTTGTACAATTCTAGAACTTGATCCGCTGATTTCAAATGAGCGCAAGTATTTTTAGCTCTCTCATTAGTTAGCAAGTATTCTTTGTAAATAAAATTATTTACCAAATGTTTACTAACATTAAGTAAGGTTGCAATATTCTTATTCATTACTTTAAGTTTATACAACCTAACTATTTCGTCTTTCTGTTCTTGTTTTAGCGAAGTCATATTTTTCCGTAGTTTTCTTTGTAGTACATTTTTGAATCACTATTTCTGCATCCTAAATCCCAAACTCCAGATTCATAAGCTTCAACTATCTGTTTTCTTTCCATTTCTTTAGCATCAATTAAAATTTTGTACCAAGTAAGTTTGTCTTTTGGATTATCCCATAGTTTTTGGAATAACCAATCTACTGCTGTTTCTTTCATATCGCCATTGTGTTTAAATATTCTCTACATTCTAAAACTTTAGCTTTTGCCGATTCAATTACTTCTGAATCGTAATCGATATTGAATTCCTTAATTCTATACTTGTTTTCCACGTGTGCGTAGCTTACTGGCTCCTCGTAAGTCAAGAAATCTGGAGTGTCTTGAAGCGTGTAAACCAATTTGGCCTTTTTTAAGCCCGTCAAATGCATATAAACTTGAAGTTGATAGAAGTATCCAGTGTCTGGCTGATCGTCGAACAGAGGGAAAGTAAAGCAGTCCCAGGACGTTTTAAAATCGTAAACTATTCCGTCATGGAAACAATCTGGAGTTCCCGTAAAGAAATCGTCCTCAAAATGTTCTAGATTTTTAATCATAAAGTCCTTTTCCATAGCTACCGAGTAAAACTCGATAGCCGTATCTTCTAAAGCCAATCCTTTTTGGATGTATTTAGATTTAATTTGCTTTTTTACGCCGTAAATCTGCTCTTTGTACCAATCTTCGAGGTAGCTTTTTGTCGTTTGGGACAAAGTTTCTGTTTTACTGCGCGCGTTAGTCATTAATTGACCAAGTGCGCTTGCTCTGCATTTAAAATTCATGATAAAAGAAGTTTTTCGTTTTGTGCTGTTAAAATATAAACCGACTTAATTTGCTCTAGGGTAACTTTTCCGTTTGCTAGAGAATCCTTGGCGCCTTGCCATTTTACGTGTGAAGGATTTAATTCCTCTTTTTTAGCGCCGTGATCGTTCGTCGAATCTGGGTCTTTCGTATCGTCTATGAGAAAAAGACCATTAAGCGCGTACTTTCGAGCATACGAGCTGCTGCTTCCGAAACTTTGCGCCACATCCATTCCTTTGCGGTTGATGTCGATTCCAGCTTGGGCAGTTACTGCTCGGCCTTCCATGTCTTTTTGAATTGAAGCCGTAGCTTCGATAAAAACAATTCCTCCGACTTCTTTTACTTCGTCTTCAATTATTAACGTGCATTCGTATTTCAAAAGCAAAGGCTTTACAGCTTCTAAAATATCTTCTACAGAACGGTATTTGTACTTGCCGAAGGCGTTAAACTGATTCTTTGGAGCTTTTAGCTCCGATTGGATTAAAATTAGTTCTTTCATTTTGTGTGTGTGTTTTTTTTAGTGTTTTAGTTAAGAAATAGGGAGGGGGGGGGAGGGGTATTTTTTTAGCGTTTTCCCCTCAGCGTATTGAAAATTAAACTGATCCCAATACAACTCAAATGTGTTAATCATTTGAATTTTTACATTAGTTGGAACTTCTCCGTAATTTTTAAGAATCCATTCCTTTATTCTATCCTCTACCATTGTTAATCCATTCAGTTGATACAAATACTACCCATTGATTTCCTAGCTTTCTAGGCGGATGCACCCATTCGGGCGGATTGATTCCAGACCTAATAATCTGGTGAACTCTTGTTGATTTTTCGCTAAAGCCACGCAATACTCCGTATTCTGTGGCGGTCATCATTTCGTAAAGCATAATTGAATATTGTTTTCTAGTTGTTCTACAATAAAAGGATCAAAAGTTGCACAAATTGTGCGGTAAGAATCGGAGAATCTTTCTGTTAAACAGTCGTAAATATCGAAAGTGATTGATTTTCCACTACCGAAATAAAGTTCTAAAGCGATTCCGTCATTTTCGAAGGATTCCAGCTCGAGCGTAAGTCCAGACTGGTCAAGAATAAAGTGATGATCTTTTAACATTTTGTGTTTGTGTTTAAGTGATTAACTGATGTAAATGTACAAACTTCTGTATAATTAATTGCAAGTGAATTGTAAAATTTATTTTTGTTTTCCACTAGCGGTAAGTTTTTTGTTTGAATGGTTTTAATTTCCACTACCGATTTTAATTTCCACTAGCGCCTGGTAAATTTTGTTTTCCACTACTGGTTTTGTTTTCCACTACTGGTTTTGTTTTCCACTACTGGCGCGAACCAGTTTTAATTTCCACTAGGGATTTTAATTTCCACTAGGTTGGCGCGCTGTTTTTTGTTTTCGTCTATTCATTTTGTTTTTTGTTTTGGTTTTAAATTTTGTAACTGGTTTAAACTGGTTATTTTTTTTACTACTATTTTGGATTTCGTCTACGCTTTTTGTTTTCCTTCTGATTTCGTCTACTAATTAAGCGCGCAAATTTACACGGGCTTTAAATTTTAGAACTGGTTCTAACTGGTTCTATTTTTTGTGTTTTAGTCTACTTCTTTTGATTTCGTCTACGGATTTCCTCCACTGGTTTAGGTTTCGTCTACCTTTGGATTTCGTCCAGTACTTTTGTTTTATACTACGTTCGCGCGCTTGGTTTTTTAGCCTATTTTTAAGCCCTTAGCGCGGCGATATTTTTTTACTAATGGTAATGTATTGCCGAAAATTTAAACGCGTTAAAACGCCTAATTTTAGGCCGTTATTTTTTGCAAGTTGTACGCGACACAATCCAAACCGTATTCGATAGAATAACCGATTTTTAAAAGCTCGTTTTCTAGCTGTTTTAAATTAGTGTAGTTTTGATCCTTTGTTAAATAACGCGCCAAAATAGCCCGCAAGTTAGCGGGCCATTGTTCGGGATATTCGAATAGGTCAAGCATTTTTTTTTGTGTTTTAAGTTAGAAATAAATAGAAGCAACGGCGGGAAACGAACCCGCCCACGTTCCAAAGTTGCTTTTTTAAGCGCCGAAAATTACATTTAGCGAAATCGGCGTAAAATGAAATTCAAAATAAAAATCTGAACTAGGGTAAAGCTTTTTTGCGAGTTCTAATTTTTCGGGCGTGTTTTCAATATTTGCGCGAAGTACTGAAAAAGAGCGGCTTTCGAGGGCCGCAATTGAGTGGATTGAGAATAAAGGCGTTTTCATTGTGTTTTCGTCTATTGGATTAAATCGATTTTACTAAATTAACGGTCGCTTTAATGTCGTAGGACTGGAATACAATACAACCACCAAAGTCTTTACCTTTGTAAATTTTCCCGCCTATTTTACGTGACTTTTTTACCACTAGGTCGAACTTTTCTAAAATAGGAAGGCCTTCGCCTTCGCCGTCGTTTAATAGGTCGTAAAAATGTACCACATACCTAGGGTTTCCGTTTACGTCGTTGTTTATTCTTTTCATTTTGTGTGTGTGTTTAGTGTTGTACAATATTACAAAATATTGTAATTGTATGCAAGTTTTTTTAATTATTTATTTAAAAATTTCTACTTAAAAAATTGTTAGCTTCTTGAATAGAATCAAAAAACATTTCTTCTTCCGTTTCGTCGTCGTAAATAATAAACTCAACAGGTTGACCGAACGCGCTCGCGATCGTTACGCCGTGCTCCAAAGCTATGTAAATATATCCGCTGTTTAGGTTGAAGCCTTCTTCCATTATTTCTTCACCTGCGAAATGTTCAGCGTATGCGGCCCAAACTATGGATTTGCTTTTTGCATCTGAGTAGCCAAAGGAGCTGTGGATTTGTTCTGAAGTTCTCATTTTGTTAGTGTTTAGTGTTGTGTGTGTTGATTAGATTAATTTAAGACCTAGCAAGAAACCTAAAAAAAAGATTGGTAAAAATGCTATAATGATGTAGATGATTTTAAATAGCGTCTTCATTTTAGTAACCGATAGCGTCTAACTGCATGCCGTACAAAATACCTACTATCGCGATTACTGCGAAAATTCCCAAAGCGATCACGGTTGACATTGTTTCGCTCATTTTGTTGCTGGTTGTGTTTGTGTTAGTGTTCATTGTGTTTTTTGTTTTAGTGTTGTTGTTTCTAATTGTTAAGTAAATTTACAAAGGTTTGTAATTAATTGCAAGTGATTGGGTAATTTTTTTTTACTTTTTTTACTTTTTTTTTTACTTTTTAAACCCCCTTTTGCGGTTTGTTTGTGCCTTATCACTTATCAAATGTACAAACGTTTGTAATAGTATGCAAGTGTTTGTAATAATATTTTTTATTTTTTTTATTTATTTTCATTTACCTTTGGTTTGGTTAACCAAATTAAACCTATTTTTTAGTGCAGGATATTGTAACACATGGAAAAAAAGAAACGCGGCGGACCGCGGCCCAATTCAGGCCGACCGCCTAAAATCCAGGAAGTCAAGCTAATAGAACAAATGGACGCCTTGGCAGTCCCCGAACAAATTTGGAACGCGCTTTTGTTTAAGTGTCAACAAGGCGACACGCAAGCGCTAAAACTTTGGCTTTCGTATCGGTTTGGATTACCGAAGCAGCAAATTGACGTAACGACCAACGGCGAAAAAATCGCGCCTCCGATCCAATGGATAGGCCGTAGCGCGGCGATCGAAGCGGCGAAGGTGATAAATGAGGAAGAAGAAGAAGAAGTCTTAAATAAGGCTTTTATTTCGCTGGAAGAAAACAAACTATTCTAAATGATCAATTTATTGGAGGATTATAAACCGTTATTTTACGAGCAACCAGAAACCCGTTATTATTTAATTACAGGCGGCCGCGGTTCGGGTAAATCTTGGACTTTGGCGCTTTTCCTGCTTAATCTAACTTACGAAAAAGGCCATGTTATTTTGTTTACGCGTTACACGTTGGTTTCGGCGTTTATATCCATTATCCCCGAATTTTTAGACAAAATAGAAATAATGGGAAAAGTAAACGACTTCGAAGTAACGCAAAGCGAAATCATTAATAAATTAACGGGATCAAAGATTCTATTTCGAGGGATTAAAACGAGTTCAGGCGTTAATACTGCGAATCTTAAATCAATCGCTGGCTTATCAACTTGGGTTATTGATGAAGCCGAGGAACTAACCGACCCCGACGTTTTCGACAAAGTGGATTTATCAATACGTGCGAAGGATAATCCAAACCGCGTTATTTTGGTAATGAATCCAGCTTATAAGTCTCATTGGATTTACAACGACTTTGTTAAAAAGAAGCGAAAGGACACGACCTACATTCATACAACTTACATTGATAATAAAGAAAACTTAAGCGATTCATTCATCCAAGCAGCGGAAAAAACCAAAAGAGAAAACCGCGCGCGATATGAACACCTATTTTTAGGTACTTGGTTAGATGACGCCGAAGGGATGCTTTGGAATCGCGCAATACTTGGAAAAGCCCGAATAGATGAAGCGCCAAACCTTTCTAGAATAATAGTAGCAATCGACCCCGCAACTACTGCAAATATGCAAAGCGATGAAACGGGTTTAATAGTAGTAGGAAAAGATAGCGAAGGTTTTGGCTATGTGTTGGAAGACCTTAGCGGAAAGTATTCGCCTAACCATTGGGCAAAGGTTGCAACGGATGCGGCGTTTAGGTGGAACGCTGATTGCATAGTTGCGGAAAAGAATCAAGGCGGTGACATGGTCGAAGCGGTTTTAAAATCACAAGGGACAAATTTTAGAATAAAGCTAGTGACCGCGACTAAGGGAAAATATGTGAGAGCTGAGCCCGTTTACTCGCTTTACGAACAAGGTCAAGTATATCACGTTGGAAGTTTTCCGCTTCTTGAATCACAAATGGTAACTTTTGACCCCGACAAAGGGAAAAGCCCCGATAGAGTTGACGCGCTTGTCTGGGGATTAACTGAACTAATGGTAAAAAACAATTTTGAATTCTCAATATGAAAAAAGAAACAATTGCCGCGCTTATTTTAATGTTAATCACTTATTTATTTATCGTTTTCGTAACGCTAGAT